CATTCATTTTTAGCTGCCCATGACTCTGCCATAGGATCTGCTTCAGGTAATGATCTTGGTGTTTCTTTTGGTAGACTACCACCATCAGACAGTTTAACAGACTCACTCTGTTGAACTGGCGTTTGTTGTCTTTGCTGTAATTTTGCATTTTCAAATGCTAATTCAGCAATTCTTTTATTTGCTGTAACTTGCGCTGCAGCATCACCGGCTTCGATAGCCATCGCAAGTTCTTTTTGCGCAGCATCCATTCCAGTTTTAAGATTTTCTTCAAATCTTTTATTATAATCAGAATCTATTTTAGAAAATCTTTCCTGATCAGCTTGTCTTTTCTTTTCGACAGCTTGAGCATATTCTACAGCTGCAGCCTCTCTACGTTCTGCTTCTCTCATCTTTCGAGTAAGTTTAGCAATACGTGATTGAACTCCTTTACTGTAATCTTCTAATTTAGAATCTTCTTCTTTCTTTGTTTCTTCTTTTTGTGTTTCTTGTTCCTTTGTTTCTGGAGCAGTTTCTTGAACTACTTCCTCTTTTGTTTCTTCTACAGCTACATCAACCTCTGGGCCTGATGTATCTATATCGACTAGTTTTTCACTAGGTTTTTTCTTTTCCTCTTCTGGCATAGTTTCCTCCTATGTTAGTATTTATGCAAGATATCCTCTGGATTCTTGACTGTTGCTAAAATTTCATCTTCATTAAGAAGACGAACTTCTCCACCCTCAATTTCTATACGTGATCCCGCGTAACGCGCGAACACTACCCAATCGCCAACTTTGCACCATGGACCATCAGGATATCTTTCCTTGTCGTTATAACAATGCGGACCCATTGCTAAAACATTTCCACATTGCGATGCTACCTGTTGACGTTCTATTGTATCTTGTCCAAGTAAAACTCCGCCTTTAGTTTTTTCACTCATTCTAAATGGTAAAACTAAAAGTCTCCATCCTGTTGGTTGAGGGAGTTTTGCTTTTTCGTTTGTAACTTCTTTTTTCTCTGATTTTTTTACACCAATTAATTCTTTATTTGGTGTTATTATTTTTGCTGTTGAGGTTGATGATTGTTCCTTCATTTTGCTCCTTATCTTGTTGCAGGTTAGAGATTTCCTGTTGCACTGATTCCAATGCATTTATTTGTCCTATTATATACTTATATGTTTCCATACTGTCAACCCCTCCGGACGTTACCGAAATTGCCAGTTGTTCTGTTCTACGTTTGATTGCTCTGCGTAAACTATTTAGTATTTGTTCTGGTTCCATTTAACATTTCCATCTTCTCCGTGCTTGTCTGATTCGAGAATTAGGATCGTTACGTGTTTTTGCAGATGATCGTCTGAGTTGGCCTGCGCTTCTTGCACAGTACGACTTACGTCGATTTGCAGCTTTTGATCCCGGTTTCACTTTACCAGTCACGGCTGTTTTTAATTTACTTCCAGGATTTGCAGCCCTGTAAGCTCTTACACCTTTCGCTGTCATTCCAGCTCCAGATTTAGTTTTTCTATAATTACCACCTTTACCAGTGGTTCTTCTTATAGGATTTTCAGCCATTAGCTTTTCTTTGCAGTTTTAGCTGATCTTCTTAATGCTTTGTCCGTTACAGTTCCTTTACCTGGTTTGCTAGTGCCTCTTTTTTTGGCTCTATTCATGTAGTAGTACAAACCTTTTTTAACTGTACGTCCGTCTTTAGTTTTATGATAACCTTTTTTCATATTTTCTCCTTTATGCTATTATTGCTATGCAGTCTTTACAAGATTTTATAAATCTTTTGTGACTGTCACAGTGTTGTTTTGCTTGATGTACTAAAACTTGAAGCACATCAGGTTTTTCACGTGAAACTTTTATATCATCACATTTACATGTTTTAATATTTAAAAGTTTACAAATGAATTCTTTAATTTTTTTAATCATTATTTGATTTCGCAACCTCTTCCACGCATTGCTACTCCTCCACTTCTAAATCTATCTCTAGCTTTTTTTAATGGAGATGCTTTTCTTGGTGCTGGTTCTATTACAGCCGGGTTTCCTCTTTTTCTAGGTCCACGACCCATGTCTGGTCCACCGCCTCTATTTCTTCTAACCATATTACCCTTTGCAAACACACCTCTACCTTTTAAAACATCAGCTCTAGTAACTTTACCATCGCCTGTTAAATCAGGAAAAGATTTTTTAGTTTTACCACCTTTAGCTTTTAATTCTCTTACAAGTCTTCTTTTTTCGTCTTTTAAATTTCTTTTACCTTTTCGAGTTCTTGCTTTTTCAGCATCTACTCTTCCAAGTTCTTCAAGTCTATTCATTCTTCTAGTATTAGGCATATTATTTTCCTTTTCTTTTTTTATTAATTTTTCTACTTGATCGTCCAATACGACCACCTTTTCTCATGTTTACTTTATCTCCACCAGTTGGATAACCAAATTTGTTACGACCGGCTGGCATACCATATCCTGGAACATGCATTAAATCAAAAACTGTTTTAGTCATTTTTCTTCCTAATCTTATGTGCTAGTTTACCTTCTTCTTTTGGAAAATATTTTTTTCTTCCTCTTTTATAATAAGGTTTTCCAGTCATTCCGGTTGTTCTTAATTTTTTAAGCTCTTGAGTTCCTTCTTTAACTTTTTTTTCAGCTGCATCTATTCTATCAATAATTTTAACTCGTGCATCAGTTTTAACTATCCGTGCTCTATCTTTTAAATTTTTTCCTGCACCAACGTGTTTAGGCACATTACCTGATCCAGGTTTAACGCCTACAATAGTTCCAGATTTATCTTTAATAAAATTAGATTTAGATTTACCTTTTAAAGCTCTACCAAATCCTCTTAATGCTGCTCCTACTACGGATCCCATTATTTTTTCCTTTTATTTTTATCCATAGTCTTAACAGCTGCGTAAGCTCTACGTCCCATAGATTTTTCCATACCTTTAGATTCATCTCTTCTAGCTTTCATAGATTGAGATTTCTTTCCACGTCTAGCTCCTAAAGATTCATCAAGTCTATCATTGTATCCTTGCTTCTTAGCTCTGCCACCTTTTTTCATTGCAGCTTTGCCACCGAACCTAGATTTGTAAGGTCTTGTTCCATAATCATTTCTCATTTTTTTCCTCCATTTCTAAAAATTTGAGTTCCCTTTATACCATAAATACTCGCTACAACCAAGATCCAAAGATTTGTGAACCATGATGGAAGCTGAGAGAACATGTCAAAGAATAATTTTACTTTGTCCATGGCTCCCGGATCGTCTGATACAACTGCCCAAGCCAAAATTACCACGGGCAAACTGAGAATTATAAGAACGGCCTCGTCCTTCCAGTCTGATTGACGAGCTTCTAATAATTTGCCCTGGTAAGCTTCTTTACCTTCGGCCATACGAGAGGCATGCATAAGCTGTGCTTCTGACATAGCCATCTTCGTTTTCTGCTTGTTAGCATAAATTTTACTTCCAGCAGAAACGGCTAATTTAATTGCCGACAACCACATACTAGTACCACTTAGCTGTTTTTTTCTTATCGGCTAACATTCTTTTAGTTCCTCTAACTTCAGCTTTATCTCCAGTTGCAATGTAAGATCCTCTTGCTCTAAAACTTGATTTTCCTCTTGGGTCCATCTCTAAGTTTTGAGGTGCAACTTGAATCTCAACTCCGCCTTTAGATAAGCCGTCTTTGTTAACGAACTGTTGGAAGTTAATTCCTTTACCTTCTTTTGCCATATTTTCTCCTATACGTTTCTATATACTATGATTTAGGGCCTTTCAAGACCTTTACATCTTTAGCCTTCATTTTGTCTGAAGCCAGTTTGACATCAGCAGATATCAACGATTTTTCAATAGCTGTATCAGCTCTTAAATTTGCTAGATCTTCATTCTGTTCTAGCTTGTCATCTGTAATCTGTCTGTTTTGCAACATCTTAGATTTTTCTAAATTAATTCTATCTTCTTGTTCTTTGATTTTACGTTCTTCTTCCATAGCTTTTAAATCTACTTCTCTTTGTTTTAATTTAAGTAGTGGATCGTGATCAAATTGAGATGTAATTTGTTTTTCTTCCTTCATAAACTCTTCAGTCATGTCTGCAATCAATACAGCTTTTCTAGCTTCTATCTTCTGTGCTATCTGTTGTAGTTGTTGTTGTGCTTGTGGATTACCAACAGCTTGTTGTTGTAGTTGTGGTAACATTTGCATTTCTTGTGGAAACTCTAATTGCACTTGTTCTTGTGCCATTAGACTTATGTGTTCTAAAACGTTTTTTTCTAACGCTGCTGTAACACTAGGATTGTTTCTTACAAAATTAGTTGCCATAAAATTTAAGTGAGCTGTAATGTGTGCTCTGTGATCTTGTCCTGGAAACGCTTGAAAAGGTTTCATACCTAACGCATCAATGTGTTCGATTGCTGGATCTTTTGGTTGATTTGGCGGCGGTGGTGGTAATATTCTATCAATATCTTTTACACCAATCGCTGCATACATATTTCTGTACGCTTGATACATGTTATGCATTTGTGGATTAGTCTGTGCTAATTGTAATTGTGTTTGTGCCATAGTCACTCTTTGTGACATAGAAAATATATTTGGATCAGCAACAGGTAAAATATCTACTCTATCATCAAAGTCTGCAACTTTAATATTTCTTTGTCCACCTGGAACATCGTAAGGATATTCTGGTGGTAAATAAGTTTTAAAAATATTAGCTAGTAATTTAAATTCTTGTTTAAGACCTACGTAAAGTCTTTTATGGATTGCTGACATTACTCTTGAACCACGTTCTAAAAGAGCTACGGTTGTACCAACAGCGGCCTGTTGATTCCCGTCCCCAACCTGCATGTCAGCAATGGACGCGAATCTTTGTCCTGCTTGAACTACAATTCCCATCAATTGCAATAATGTAGCCGATGGTTCTTTGTAAGGTAAGAATACGAAAGCATCTTTTAGATTACCACCAGGAGTGTCAACATCTTTAAATTCACCTGGTTGTATATTTGCGGCATCATCTTTTACTCTGACACCTCTTTGCTTAAATCCCGCGGGTAGGTTGGATAATGTTCCAGCGTCTAATAATTGACGGAGAGCCGCTGTTGCAGTACGGCTCAATCCGCCAATCATGTGTATTAATCCTAAGCCATAAAATCCTAGTCCTGGCAGAAATTTGAAGTGGACAAAATATTGGATTTTATTTTTCTTTGGATCATTGGGCGCAAAGTTTCGTCTAATAGACAAAACTTTCCTACTACCTTCTTCGATTGTAACGACGTAAGGTAATTTTATTCCAGTTGGTTCTCCGTCGGGACCAACATCTTCGAAACCTTCTAAATCTAGATTAACGTGGCATTCTAGAAGTGTGTACAAAGGTTCGACTCTTTGGGATTTTGTAAGACCTTCTACTTCTCTCTCTTTTTCTTCTAACTCATTTGTAATAGTGTTATTTGGTTTTGCTAATTCAATATCAGAATAAAAACCAGCAACTTGTTGTTTTCTTAAATCATTTTCAGAA